GTAGAATTTTTAGAGGCAGTAAAAAATTATGTTGGAGAAACGTGTTTGTTGGTTACTGGCGACACCAGCTATGAAGAAAGACAATATGCTAAAGAACAAATCCTTAACAGAGAAAAGATGTGCATTGCTGGTAGTAGACAAATCTTTAGCGAGGGAATATCAATTAACGCACTTAGTTGCGTTATCCTAGCAGTACCAATGAGTAATGATAGTTTACTAGAACAAATTGTAGGTAGAATTATGCGTCCTTATCCTAACAAACCACAGCCTATAGTAGTTGATATTCAATTTAGTGGTTGGGCGGATAAAAAACAAAATAATGATAGGCTAGGATTATATATGAAAAAAGGCTGGGAAATACAATTGGTATAGAAATTTTAACTTGTTGTATTGAACTACTTATGGTATAATATATTATGAATCAAAGAACTGTTTTTACATTTAACCTATCAAAATTAGAGTCTATGGCTAATGCTAGCCAAGTACAATTAGTAGAATTATTAGAAGATTACTATAAAGGATTTAAATATAAATTAGCAGGAAGTAGTTTTTTAATAAATCCTGGGCAACTATTCTTTGATCATAATGTAGATATACTATTTAAAGCACAGTATATAAAATTAGCGGGTCGAAGAAGTTATCAGCAATATAAAGATTTAGGATACAAACATTTAGATTTAACTTATTTTCCAGATCTAAACTTAGAAGCAATAAAATACAATCCGCTATTAATAACAGAAAACAATAAAATATACTTCAAATACGAGGAATAAATGGCACTTAGTTTTAAACAAACAAAAGGTAAAGCAGCATCAAATAAAGTAGAAACTTACGAGTACAAAGACGGTGAGAATACAGTTAGATTAATTGGTGGCGTACTTCCTAGATATATCTATTGGATAAAAGGCACTAACAATAAAGATATTCCTATTGAATGTTTGGCCTTTAGTCGTGAAAAAGAAAAGTTTGATAATCTAGAAAAAGATTATGTACCTGACTATTATCCAGATTTACGTTGTACCTGGAGCTACTCAATTAACTGTATTGATCCTAAAGATGGTAAGGTAAAAGCATTAAATCTTAAAAAGAAATTATTTGAGCAAATTGTTACAGCTGCCGAAGATTTAAATGATCCTACCGATTATGATACAGGTTGGGACGTGGTATTTAAACGTACAAAGACTGGACCCCTTCCATTTAATGTTGAGTATACGCTACAAGTTTTACGTTGCAAACCGCGAAAACTAACTGCTGAAGAACGAGCATTAGCAGATGCAGCACAAAACATTGATGAAAAATTTCCTAGACCTACAGCAGACGAAGTTAAAGCATTGCTAGAAAAAATCAACACTCAAAGTGATGATGAAGATGGCGATACAGCAGAACACGAAGCAGTTAAAGAATTAGGTTAATAATAAGCCCAGTAATTTTCATTACTGGGCTTTTTTATAACAGGAAAAATAATGAAAATATTATTTAGTGCTGATATTCACATAAAATTAGGTCAAAAAAATGTTCCTATAGATTGGGCTAAAAATAGATATAATCTATTATGGCAGCAATTTGAACAACTACAAAAACAAGCTGATTTATTTGTTATAGGTGGTGATGTATTTGATAAATTACCTAGTATGGACGAACTAGAAGTATATTTTGATCTAGTTAGTAGTTGTAAAATATCGACTATAATTTATAGTGGCAATCATGAAGCAGTTAAAAAATCTACTACATTTATGACAAATCTTGCTAGGGCTACTAATCTATTAAGTACTAAGCGTAATGTTATTGTTATAGATGACTACTATAGCGACTATGGTATAGAATTTGTTCCCTACAACAAACTAAAAGATTTTGAACAGTCAAATCCTTGGCCAGAAGGTGGTAGAATACTTTGTACACATGTTCGTGGAGAAATACCTCCACATGTTACACCAGAAGTAAACTTAGATATATTTAATGATTGGAATATTGTACTAGCTGGTGATTTACATAGCTATGAAAATTGTCAACGTAATATTTTATATCCTGGTAGTCCCGTTACTACTAGTTTTCATAGAGATGTTGTTGAAACTGGTGTTATATTACTAGATACAGAAACTCTAGAGCATAAGTGGCTTAAACTAGAAGTACCACAATTAATAAGAAAAACCGTTAGTCCTAGTGACCCTAAACCGCCAACTCCATACCATCACACAATTTATCAAGTTGAGGGTGACTTGCAGGAGTTAGGTGATCTAGAAGATAGCGATCTTATTGATAAAAAGGTTATCAAGCGTAACAGCGACGTACAACTCATGCTAGACAATGACATGACACTGGTAGAAGAAGTTAAAGAGTACTTACAATATATATTACAACTTCCACAACCTACTATTGATAAAGCTGTATTAGAAGTACAAAATCAATTGGATAAAATAGAACATGATTAGTACAGACTATCATCCTAATTTTTATTATGTTGCTAGAATTTTAGCAGAGCGTAAGCATGGCTCACAAAATAGTTGGCAACTAGAATTTGATAATGCAGTTGATATAATACTATTAATAGAACAATTAGGTTTTTTAAATAAGCGAAAGTTTTGGAGCAATGATAACATTAAAAGAATTACGTTGGAATAACTGTTTTAGCTATGGTAGTAATAATACAATTAATTTTGTCAAAGCTCCACTAACGCAACTAGTAGGTAAAAATGGACATGGTAAGAGTAGTATTGCACTTATCTTAGAAGAAGTTTTATTTAATAAAAATAGTAAGGGCATTAAAAAAGCTGATATACTTAACAGGTATGTCAAAGATAAAACTTATACAATTGAACTTGACTTAGAACGCGATAATAATGATTATACAATCAAAACTACCCGCGGTGCTAATCAAACTGTTAAATTGCTAAAAAATGGTCAAGATATTAGTGCTCACACAGCAACACAAACTTACAAAATAATAGAAGATATTGTAGGTATAGATCATAAGAGCTTTGCACAGATTGTTTATCAATCAAATGCTATGAGCCTAGAGTTTTTAACTAGTGCTGATACTGCTCGTAAAAAGTTTTTAATAGAAATCTTAAATTTAACTAAGTATACTAAGGCAAGCGAAGTATTTAAAGATATTTCACTAGAGCTTGGTAAGGAAATTAGTGCTACTCAAGCTAAGGTTAATACTGTTCGTGGTTGGCTAGACAAATATGAAAAAACTGATTTAACACCCAAACAGCTACTAGCAGTAGAAAATCTAGACCCTAAACTAGAACAAACTGCAGCACAACTAAATTTAGAAATAGCCAATGTAGATAAAACCAATCGTAAGATTGTGCAAAATAATACTTATCGTAAACAGTTAGAATCTATTAATTTAGATTTTTCTAATCAGCAAGCTGTTGATTATGAGCTAATTAAAGAATTACAGCAAGAGCAAACAGAAAATATGAAAACCGTAAAAGACGGTGAAGTATTTGTTAAAAAACTTAAAAATTTAAGTGGTGTTTGCCCTACTTGTTTTAGCGAAATTGATAGCACAAAAACTCAAGAGTTAATTATAGCCAAAGAAGAGGAAATAGAAAGTGCTCGTGCTAGTGCTGCGGTTGCACTAATTAAATGTAATGAACTAGAACAACTAGATAGATTAAATAAAGAAACTATAAAAACTCAGCAAGAGTTTGAGCGATTACATCAGCTTATTGATAACACACTATCAACAAAAACATTAGATAAAAATGAACTACAAAATCAATATGATAACTTGGTTAGAACTATACAAGAAACTAAACAACGAATTAAACTTGCAGAAGATAAAAATTTACAAATACAAAATCATAACAGTAAAATAGATACTATTCGCCAACAATTGCAGGAAATGAGTGAAGAATTAGAAGAGTATAGCTTTCAGCTACACTTAATGACAGAACGTATGAGTATACTGCAGGTACTAACAAAAACATTTAGCACAACTGGACTAGTAGCTTACAAAATAGAGTGTTTAGTTAAAGATTTAGAGTCGATTACTAATCAGTACTTAGTAGACTTAAGTGATGGTAGATTTCAGATTAGTTTTAAAGTAAATAGTAGTGATAAACTACTAGTAGTAGTTACAGATAATGGTCGTGATATTGACATTAATGCACTAAGTGGTGGTGAAAAAGCCCGTGTAAATATAGCTACACTACTAGCAATTAGAAAACTAATGCAAACACTATCAAGTAGCCGCATTAATTTATTAATCTTAGATGAAACTGTTGAGGCACTTGATGTTGATGGCAAGGAAAAATTAGTAGAAGTTTTATTAGGAGAAGAACACTTAAATACCTTCTTAATCAGCCATGGATTTAGTCATCCACTTTTAGAGAGAGTAAATGTTATTAAACGTGCTAACATATCTCGTATTGAAGGATAATATTATGCGTGCCAAACATTGGGAAAAAGTACTAAATAAATATCATAAACAACGATCTAAAGAAACAAAAAAGATTGAACTAGATAGTTTATATACTAATAATGATGGTACTATAGACTGGAATCGTTTAGCTAAACATGTTAGTGAGGCTACCAGTGGTAGACAGCAGAGCTAAAGGTGCACGTACTGAAACTCTAGCTCGTGATATGTTGCGTAAATATACTGGACTAGCCTGGGAACGTGTTCCTGGTAGTGGAGCACTAGACCCTAAACATGGATTAAAAGGTGATCTTTATGTTCCTAACTATGTTAACAACTATTGCGTAGAAGTAAAAGGCTATGCAGAAGATCATATTAATAGCGGACTATTAACACATAAAACTCCACAAATTGTAGAGTGGTGGCAACAAACACAACGTCAAGCATTTCAAGTAGATAAACTACCACTATTAATATTTAAATATGATCGTAGTAAACTATTTGGTGCTACAGTAATAGTTGACGATAATATGATGGATAGTCGTTGGTTGCTATTCTACTCACAAGATTATGAGTTTTATATGTTCTTATTAGAAGATTGGCTTCAGAATAGCAAAACTAAATTTGTAGATTGACTTTTGTTATCAACAGTGTTATAATAATAGATTACACCATAAAAATAATATGAAAACATTTAAACAATTTGAACAAACTGAAAAAACACTGATAGTAGTAGATGCACTTAATCTTGCTTTTCGCTACAAACATAGTGGCGCTAAAGATTTTGCTAGTGATTATCTTAGAACAGTAGAAAGTTTAGCAAAAAGTTATCGAGCTCAACATGTAATTATAGCAGCAGATCAAGGATCTAGTAGTTATCGTAAAGCTATTTATCCTGAGTATAAACAAAATCGTAAAGACAAATATGATAAACAAACTGAGGCTGAGAAACTAGAATTTGAGCTATTCTTTGAAGATTTTACTACAACACTAGAGTTATTAGCAGAACACTATCCAGTACTAAGATTTCCTGGCGTAGAAGCAGATGATATTGCTGCTTATATTGTTAGTAAAAAGCGCAAACTATCTATTGACCAAATTTGGTTGATGTCAAGCGACAAAGATTGGGATTTACTTATAAAACCAGGAGTATCTAGATTTAGTTATGTTACTAGAAAAGAAACTACTTGGGAAAATTGGTCAGATTACTATACATTTGAACCAGAACAGTATATACA